ATCGTTCGAGTAATCGAATAAATTTAGGATATGATGCGCCAAAATATTCCGGTAGAACCTCTTTAATTGCAGGGTCTTTTAGGTTAATATTTCTACGATTTTTGTCTGTGGATCCGTTATGCATAATTCTAGCTCGTTCCCCATTGAGGTTTCTCAGCGATTGTCCAGTTGACACTGGTACCAGTGTCAAAACCTGTAGGTGGCGTTGAATTGCCAGGAGCAACACTAGCATTCAATACACTCCAATTGCTAATGTCTTGATCGAATACTGACTGGTTCCGGAACATAGAGGTCATATCAGTAACACTACTCACATTCCAAGAACTAATGTCTTGGTTGAATATACCGCTGTCGGCGTTGTTGAACATATAATCCATGCGTAGAACATTGGCAGTTTTATTACCCCAATTTAATGCAACACCACCATTGTCGAATGCGTCAGTATTTTGGAGCATAGAACTCATATTAGTAACATTAATGACATTCCAAGAACTAATATCTTGGTTGAATACGTCAGTACTTTCGAGCATAAAATCCATTTCAATAACATCACTCACATCCCAAGAACTAATATCAGGATCATTGAACGTTGGATTATTTCTGAACATACTACCCATATCAGTAATAGGTGATCCTGCTGGCATTAAAATACCAACGTTTGCAACCCACTGATAAGTTGGGTGGTTATTTCTCCAAATGGTGTTAGTAGGATCTGTTGTGGTATTGCTTAACGGATACAGGATATCAGGTGACGCAACGTTTATAGTGACTTCAGCAACCTCCGATGATTGTGCCGCTTCGGTTGGTATGGCACGATATTCCCACGTGACGGATCCAGTGAACGTCGGGGACGGAGGTGTCCATCGAAATGTTCCAGCAAGAGAATCTATGATAGTAACAGTACCCGCGTTCGGCTGCGTTTCCACAGCGTGTGTAATAGTTCCAGTGGTCTCAAAGGTATCGTTAGCAGAAACATTCATAACTAAAGACGTTCCATCATTGGACCAGTTGAACACATCATCTACTGCATCACCATCTGCTGAAGAGACGGTTACTGTAATATCGAATTTTTCTGTAACGTTCTGTCCTACATCAGTTGCAATCTTGAATGTATCGGTCCCAAAGAAATCTGCATTGGGAGTGTATGACCATGCTCCAGTTGTTCCTACAATAGTGCTTACACCGAAGGACGCGCTGTCACCAGACTCAATAGAGAAAGGAGAACCGATCACATCTCCCGCAGAATCATATATAGGATTCAGAGTGTTGGACAGTTTAAATGTTCCAGTACTTGCCGGACCATCTTCTGTTGTAGTGCCGGTGATACCGGTGGGTTGATTAGCAAGACAATTAATAAATGTTAATAAATTATTGGTACCCATGTTATAGAAGTTAGTTGTAACATCAAGAATAGGACCAGTTGCAGTCGGCACACCTTTATATAAAGATATCTTCATCTCGAAATCAAGGGTGTAAATAATAGTTCGTCTATTTTCTAATGCGCCTTCGTAGTCATCCGAATATGTCACGCCGTCTAGTTTGATCGGAACGTCTTCGAGGAAATCGAAATCGTCCAAGGGCTTGATTGTTACGTTGTACTGTGGAGTGAAGTAAGGGAGAATCTGTTCGACTACCTGCAAACAATCGTCTTGGCTCCTACCATACACATGTAATTGAAAACTGAGGTTATAGGGAACCGGATTGTAGAGTTGTTGGGCAGTGGATGCTCCAGTACTTGAAGGTACTGTTCTTGAAGAAATTTTAGGTAATTGCCGTGCCGCATCATAGGTAAATGCCACAATTTCAAAGGACATACGAGGAAGTTTAATAGCAATCTGTCTCTCTTGATTTTCCCCCATTTCCATTTGCGAAATGCGAGAAACAAAATCTCTCTTAGGAGCATAAGACAAAGGTACTTTTATTTGACTAATAGTTTCGCCGCTACTATTTTTTCTTACGACACTGATATTATTAAACAACGTGCCAAAGACGGCAGTTGCTTTTCTAATTCTTTGGTGATAAAACCATTCGCCTAACATTTATGGATCTCCGAATGGATTAGTGTCAGAAAAATCTAAGAGACCGGCAGCAACCGTTTGAAATTCTAAGTTCTGAGATTCGTTTGTGGAATTCTCAATTTGTTCTGCCACGGCAATTGGTCTTGCCGTGGCTCCGGAAGATAATCCTACAATAGAATCTACTGTATTAAACGAGTGGTACAGTCCGTCTGACGCACTGAAGTTTACAACACTCAATACTCGTGCAAGAGGATTCCCTGCATCATAGGCAGTAACATCTGCACTCAGTGTATAACCAGATGTTACCTGAGTCACTTGCTCCCCTACTTCAAATATTGGTGTTCCTCCTAAAATTCCAACCGAAACATCATCGAATGTCAAGTTGTATGTATAACCAAACTTCTCTACGTTATCTATGGTGTCTACACCAGTATCGAAATCTTCTCCACTGTATTCAAACAGTTCACAACTGAGACGAAATACTGGAAGATTCTTCAATTGATAAAACGGAGTTTCGTCGAAGACTTTGGTAATTTCAAAAATAGAACCAGATAGAGGAAGAGAAATTAAATCGCCTTCTCGGGGTCTGAAGAATTTTTTACCTTCCGCATCGGGATCGTTCTCATAGGGTGCAATAGATTGTAACCATCTTCGCCGTGCAACAACAAAGGTTGCTTGTGAACGAATCTCAACACCGAACTTCGCAAACAAATCGCCCTCACCATCAAACCCTTCCAGGTTCTCAATATACATTTCAATTTTATAAGCATTGTCGAATCGTGCAGAAGATTCGTCTTTGAATATATCGTCAATATTAATTGAATCCCGAGGCATATAGTAAACATCTTGCCCATACATTTTTAGACTCTCAACAATTAAGTCTTCGTATAGAAGTTGCTCACTTCGTGCACCTTGCTTGAAATATAAATTAGTAGCCATTTTTTAACCCACGAAAAAATCTGGCGGAAATTCATGTTCCAAACGCATTTTCTCTTCTAGTTTTTCTAATTCGGCATTTGCCTCTTCCATCATTTGCCTACCATTAACTGTTACTCCGCCCGGAAGTTGCATCCCATCAAACTTAGACATGTTAGTTCCCCATGAATGTTTGATCTGTGCAGTTAAAAAATTCTTTACGAACATATCGTTATAAACAGATGGGAAAGTAACTGGATCAACTACCGTATAGACTTCTGCAACAACATAATCATCGACATTAAGATCGCCATTACTCCACTCGCCATATATGTACAGTCGATCTTGTCTACGTGAAAAATTAACTTTGGGCGTACCACTTAAGACACTGTCAAGAAATTCAAGATACTGTTGCATCTGGTAGTAATAAGACATACCACCCGCAAAGTTCATGAAGTCTCCCATAGAATTTAACATCATTTGATATTTGATATCAAACATGTTGATTGTAGAAAAGGTTGGATTGATTGGTAAAACCGTTGACACATATAAGATATTAGAACTGATGGGAATGTATCCATTGTCTTTATCTGCTTGTGTAACTTTATGTTTTAAGTACGTTCGATAGGTTGCATCAGAATGAAATTCCTGATATAATTGTAAAGTATCGTCAACTTTATCTTCAATTTGATCTACATCTACGTTTATCTCGATGACAGGATCGCCTAGTCTTCGAAGACAGAAATCTATCAATGTTTGTCTTGAGTTGGGAGATGCCATTGTTTTTAACCTTCTACCTTATCTTGAAGTAATTTATACATTGCTGCGAGTTCGGTTCTGTTCTTGGTTTTCATTTTAACAAAAGGAACCTTACCTCTTTTTGATCCACGATTCTTTTTCTTCTCTAGCATCAGGGTCCTTTGCGCTTGTCCTCTACTAGTATTTCTTTTGCTTTTAGAAATGTGGTTCTCATTATGCATTATTTATACGTTCCCCCAGAGGACATCCCCTGCTGAATCGTAAATAACTAGATTCGTTCCTGCGGCATCTTGTAGTTGAACACCGGTTTGTAATTGCATTTTGTTAGCATCTAGTGACATTTTCAATCCACCAATATCAAATCCAAAAGTAGATTCGGTTTGGAAAGAATACGATTGAATAGTTCCGCCAATATCATACAACTGTGAATTATATGTTACTGTATCACCAGCACCGCCCGAAGCATCTAATGTATTGATAAAATGTTTATGAATAATTGTATCCGTAGAAAACATCTTCGTTTCAATAACAGATTTGTAACCCGCCGCGTCCCACGCTACAGTCTTATTATTATGAATCTGAATGGGTATTTGCGATGTCGAATTAATCAGAACTTCGGAACCAACAGTATCATGGAAAACACTGAACTGTCCGTCTACTCTGACTGAATCCAGAGCAACCGACATCGTCTGAGTTTTAACACCAGACGAATAATTATAAAAATTCATTGTGGCAGCAATATCACCCGCGCCTTGTGTTCCCTCAGCTATTACATTTATTTCTGCGCCTGGTATCGATGCAACAGTTCCATCATTTCCACCAAAGGCGATGGTGCCTAACCTATCACCGCTGGCGACAATAACAGGGTCAAGTAAATCAGTCCCCCTATTTTTAGACAAGAATAAATATGGTCCAAGAGCATTAGCACCGTGACGATGAATCTGTAATGCACCGGTAGTCGCATCATCTCCTACAATACCAGTCTTCGATATTACAGGAGATATGTTATTTACTTTGAATGTATCGACACCGACATTTGCTCTGAAAGCATAACTACCGTCAGTATTAATTATTGATAGATAATTATCACTAATCTCAATATCGTTGGTAGTCGTTGACCCAACATCTGTTACTGATTGCAGAGTAGGAGTAGGCGGCACCGTATATATGTCACTGAAAGCAGTCTTACTTACAACATCACCGTTGATAGTAAGAATATCAGTGTTTGTAGTGACTTCTCCAAGGTTCGGTATTGTTAATCCATCACCATTAACACCAGCATCTATCGCAGTTGAGTCAAGTGTGGTGGTACCAGTAGCATCGAAATTTGGTACTTGAAATATTGTGTTAGCACTACCAATAACTTGTAAGATGTTATCAGAGGTATCATCCACAACCGCTAAGGTTATATTTCCAGAAGTATTGCCTTGAAACACAATACCTTCGCCTGGATCAGCGATGCTAAGGACGTTAACACCTTCAATATTAAAATTATTGCCAGTAATACCACCATTGGCTAGAGTCAATCCATTAATACCGCCGTTGGCAGTTAAACGTCCATCAATCGTGGTCGAGTCTAATGTTGTAAGACCATCTACGTTGAGATTTAAAGATACTTGCAAGTCACCATCAATTGTGGTCGAGTCAAGTGTGGTGAGACCAGTAGCATCAAGATTTGCAAAAAACGCATTACGGTTTTCATCAATCGTGAGTACATGGTTTGTTGCTACGGCATCAGTACCAGCGGTGAAACCGGATCCATCATATATGTAAAGTTCTTTGACACCGATTTCTTTATCAGTTGTTGGGCCATTAGTAACAACGGTATTTAAGTTGATTGCTGCCTGTAGATCACTTAACTTTCTGTATGCGACCGTACCGTTGGTATTGGCAACCAGAACAGAATCTCCACTTGTTTCGGGAAGATTTCTAAGTTTAAGTCCACCACTCAAATCGATTCCAACAGTACTAGAATCCCAACTACTATTATTAAGAGCTGCCCCTCTACTAGTAACCGACTGTAAGGTTTCCTGAGAGACCGTTTGTACAATTGTTCCTATATCTCCTCGTGAAACACTATCATTGTCCTGATTGATGATAAGCATTTGGAAGAAATCTGCGTCACCGGGTACCAGAACATTAGGTGATCCTGCAACTGGAGTTCCATGCTTAGGAAGAATTAATCCCCCAAAGGTTGCGGAAAGTTTCGTTGAGTCATTTTGAGCAAGAACTTCGGTTAAACCAGGATCTAAGAATGCCGCATCAGATAATGCCCGAACACCCACGGAATCTGTTGAAGATTTGTACATCATTCCGACAGTAATTCCTGACATTGCCCGAGCACTGTCAATCATTAACCCGTTAACTTTGATGTTGGCTAAAGAGGTATTAACAGCATTACCTTTCTCAGTAATACTCTTAAAAGTTTCTCCATCCGAATCAAGATATGCCAAACTCCCAAGGTCTCTATAACCCACAGAGTCAGTACCGTTGTCGTAATGAAGTGCAAGTTGAGTATTGTTGGCAGACGCATCGAAATCTTTGGCAGTCGATATCATCAAATCATTTATTGTCACTCTCTTATCGGTGCTCGCACCTCGGTTCGTAACAAACTGTAGATTGAAATTGGCAAGGGGTTCGTATGCCGTAGACTGAATAGATGACACCCCAACGGAATCTTGATCACCTATTAGAGTGATAATTCTTGTTCCACCCTGATCAGGTTTTAGACCGGTTGAATCAATCTGAAGTCCTGCTTGAATGTACGGCACTTCATTACCGGAGAATCTTCCTTTGCCAAGGACAAAATTCCATGTTACGTTATCAATATTAGTAAACGCACCCGAAGACAATTCTCGATAACCAACCGAATCGTTTGCGCCCAGCATTAATGCAGTAGCCTCAGTGGAAAGTTCGACTGCACCGAGCAGACTCAATCCACCATCACCGTTAAAGTTACCATCTAATAATGTGGCACCCGAAACTATAAGGTCTGAATCTATAGTAAGGTTTTTATTGCTGACCCAAGATCCTGCGCCGTCATAGGTAAATTTCGCATAAGGATTGACAGAATCCGTAACATACAATCCTGCACCGGCAGTGGACACTTCATCTGGAGCATTGTCTGCAATGACAATCGTTTTATCATCAATCGTCAATTGTGTCGTATTAATTATAGTTCGTGTACCATTCACCGTTAAGTTGCCGGTAATTGTCAGATTACCACCTACTAATGCGGAGTCGGTAAGAATTAATCCTCCTGCGCGTAAGAGAGCATTACCTACAGAAGAAGCATCATCACTGTCATCTGATATGAAATCATATATTCCTGGATAACCTTGGAATGCGGGATCAGTGAAACGTATGAAGTTGCGATCTCCGTCATTAGTTGGGTTTGCCGCATGATTATCATTGAAGAAGACTTTATCCTGAACATAAAAATCTCTTGCAGAATCAATAACTCTTACAAATTCAGCGAGAGAATCGTTATCATTAAAACCAGTACCGTCATAAACCCAGAATGATGCCGCACCTACGTTATTAGATGTTGCCTGACCCTGTGAGGTTGCAGTGTGTAAGGTCTCTCCAGAAAATGCTTCTTGAGAAATGTCTTGATATGCAACTTGGTCATCTGCCGTGTTCTTTACCAAAACCCGAAGCGAAGTGCTTGCCGGTATATTGGGAAGATAAAAGTTACCGTCTGCAAAAACTGAGTCAGTGAAATTTACCTGACCAAGAATCGGATCCGCAAACCGTACACTGTCAGTGAAACTCGATGGACCAGTGGTAACAATACCACCCGTTGTAATTTGATCTGTTGTGGTAGGATCTATTGCAGTAACATCGTCGAGACCAGGATCGGTAAATGCGCTCGTTGACAATTCCCGAGATAGAAATACTCCGTTTGTATCAATCATAACCGAAGTTGCTTCGGTCGTCGTAACACCTAAAGTTTCTACCTTGATATCGCCCATCAAGTTCAATCGAGACGCGTCACCTGCCCCTCCATTGGGGTCCATCTGGAAGATGGCACTATCATTGTTATTTCTTATTTCAAACGTATTGTTGTTTGCCGCATCAAAGATGATGCTCTGATCAGAGTAATTGAATCTCCAAGTATCGTTTGCCGCACGTGTAATTGTATTGGTCGAGGCGGAGCCATTAAATCCTAATGCAATATCATTTGCGATGGATTTCGTACCAGTAATGGTTTGGGTAGTTGCCACATCAACCATTTCATTGGTACCAACAACATTGGACCCATTGATAGTGAGTGCAGTGAACTCACCTGCTTGTGCAGAAAGTCCTGTTAAAGTAAGATCAGGAACAGTTACCTTTGTTGTACTTGAGATATCTCCTTTGGAGATCAACCCATGCATAGTAATTTGACTATCGGTTGAGTCTCCAAAGGCAAGATAAGTTGCTTCCCTTCTACGTACTACCGCACTATCTACTCCGGTGGTTTCACCGATTAAAACTTGTCGAGAAATCGTTCCAGTGTTAACTGTTGTGTTACGTAAACGTAGTTCTCCACTGAAGATTGCTTCATTGGTGGTTTCCCCGAAGTCTAATCCGGGTGCTTGTCTTGCCGTAACCGATAGTAATGTTTCGAAATTAGCATCAAGGTTTTCGACATCGATATCGACAATAGCATACTCGCTATCATCTGTGTAAACAACTAATGGAATGGTGCCAGATGCGGGTAAAGTGAAGGTCGAAGGATCCTGCACATATAGTTTGTTGGCGGTAAAATTATTATTGACCCGAATCGCGGAAGATGTGCTATCAGCTACTGCAAGGTCACGTAAAGTTCGGGTACCTATAGAATCATCTATGCCAGTAAAAACCAATGCAGTTCTTGCATCAACACTTGCCCGTGATGTTGGAGCATCACTCATCTTGAAGAATGCTGCCTTCAGACCATCTGTAGTAACTGCGTTATCGCCACCATCAACAGCAATGGATCGATCTGTGACGTTCTGTAAAGTAGGTGCGACAAATGCAAATAGTGCTTCTCGTTGACCAACACTATCGTTATCACCAATGGTTAATATAGTATTGTCTAGTAGTGGAGGAGCATTGTAAAATAATGTTGACCCACTGCTAATTGTTAAATCATTTGAGAATAAAGATGTTCCCGAAACATTTAATGCATCTGATGCAGTAATGACAAGTCCAGATCCAGTTGACGGATCAAGACTATTAGTAATTATTATTCCTCGATCAGTAGTATTTCCAGTAGTTGTTACCGTCTGTAAAGTTGGAGGTGTGAATGCCGCCGCAGTTAACTTTCGATACCCTACACTATCAGCGAAATCGTGGGAATTAGGGTCATTGTTTAATATGAGTGCATAGGTACCGTCAACTACAACATTATCGTAGTTAGGAAGTTTTGCATTGGTGAATGAAAGTCCACCTAATTCTGGTTCACGTACAAATTTACGAGTCCCATCAGCGTTAGACATGAACAAACTATTATTCGAATCAGGATTCCCTGGATTCGGTTCCGCTTGCTCAAGGGATAGGTATTGATAACGATCAGCGTCTAACTCTGATGCTAGTATACGTTTTACTTTACCCGATAACGATATGAGTCTCTTAGCCATTTAACGATTCCAGATAACTTAAAGTTAGAACCAAACTATTATTAGTATCATCGGTTCCGTTATAGCGATGTGTGTATGCGAGTATTTCGTTGTTTTCCTGAACAATCAATTTGCCAGTCAAAACGCCAGAAGCATCATTGGATTGAATTGCAAAATTGTTCACCAATTTAGTTTCGATCTGAGTACCAACGTCTTTATGGATAAAGGTAACTCCTACAGTTCTATCTGTAGGATCGATGTTAGCAACTTGCGCCATCAGAACAATACTAGTTACTCCCGCTGGTGCTCTGTATACAAAAGGTTCGGTGCCTAATGCACCAAAGTTTTCATCTGAATCTGATAATGTTTTTGTTGTTGTCTTAAATACGTTTAATGGAGTTGCCATCTTATCCCTCTAATGCTAGAATATAAGGTGTTAATACTGCGAACAAAGATCTGTCGAACGTTGTTCCTGTGATTGTTCCCGACTCGCGGTTGATGGTTAAATCACCACCAATCCTAAAGTCACCCAGTTCGTCCGTCGCGGTAAAGTAAACCAAACCAAAATTGGGTTGTGCCGCCCCTGCTGAATCGAATATTACTTCCTGATCTTTCTTAGGAATACCGCCGTTTTGTGGCACTGCCGCAAACATATTAGTACCGGATCCCACAAACTCAAAAGTATGTGAAGAGGCACTAATCAAAGATCTTTGATGGAAATCAACGGTTTGACCTTGTACTAATGGTTTATTTAGTCCAGGAGCAACAGTGATGTTGTATGATCCGGTTTCATTTAGGATAGAATAGTAATTAAATACCGTTCCCCCGTTTTCTGCTGGAGTCGCACCAATATCTTTAGTTCTGTTAGGAGCACCTACTGCAATATAATCTCCCTTAGATCCAAGTGCAATACTGGCAGAGAAATTATCCTTTGAAGCATCCCCTTCTGAAACTGCTTGAATAGTAGATGGTTGAAGTTTAGTCACCGTTGCCCAGTTAGAAGCTGCACGTTCAACAACCCATGCTGCGTTACGATCCCCGTTCTTTTCTCCGGCAATTGCAAGCAAACCATCGGCGCTAATTGTCACCTCATCACCTAATCTCTGAGAATCATTAGGTGTTGGACCGTTGTCAGCATTAGAAGTAGAAACCCCTTGTTTATCACCGTGAGTAATTACTTCTTGCGTTCCCCAAGTACCTTCATTAAAGAAGAAAAGTTCGACTGCTCCCGCCGCACTAGTAGAAATCTCTTCATTGGTTGTAGTGGCATTTGGAACCGCAGTTCCATTTGTAAAGGTTATGGTGTTTGTCGTCAATGAAGCAATCGTTTTATTACCTGCCCCGCTCCATGCCGGACTCTTCACCGTAATACCAGCACTAAAATACTTGGTAAAATCGACATCAGGGTCAGTTGCAGTAACATGAGGTGCACTTGAAGAAGTCGTAAGCGAAGCAATAGATTGTTTTGCCGCATTTAATGAACCGGCAGCAGAATCGGTAAACGGATTAATTATATAACCGAACGGGGCATTTCCGTCACCATAAACAAAGTAATCAGCGCCGGAAGAAAGTTCCAACACAGGTGCTCGCTGATTGTTTTCGGAAAGGTTCATTGCCGGTACAATTGTCTGAACTCGACCATATGTATTAAAAATGTTTCTTGCATAATAGTATGCAGTATTTGCTTGTCCTGCCCAAGCGACAATCATGTCCGAACCGTCTGTTGTATTAAGAGAAACCGCTGGCGCAGATACATTGCTAATGACTGGACTTGTAATTATTTGCATCAAAGTCCAATAATCCCCTGATGAGGAAGTAAGCGATGCTTCTATACCTTTAGTGCCACCGGAACCATCTAATGCTTCTGTTCCTTTCTGGTAAACAAAAACCTGACCACGAGTATCGCTTGCCGAAGTTGCCCCGCTTGCCACTGCAAGCCAGTTACCGTCTTCAGACATAGATAGATATCTTGTTTCTAGAGCAAGTACAACATTAGTTGATGCAACAAAAGGTCGTTGCAAAATTATATCGAATGCCCAAGAAGAACCGGTTCGTTTATAAACGTAAACGCTACCTTGATTTTCTCCCAACCCACCACCGTTCTGATCGAAAGGTGCTCCAACTGCCAGAAGACTTCCATCAAGGTTACATGCAACCGAAGAACCAAACCTACGCCCGTCACCGGCATTATTATGCAGAGGGTTCTCGGTCGTTCCGGTAGGTTTAACTGTTGCCTGAGTAGTCCAAGATGTTCCGGACCTTGTAAAGACTTCGACTTCTCCGGTTGCTGCGCCTGTTCCTTTTGCCCCGACAAATAAATAATTATCGTCTCTTGACATTTTTGAAACACTACCGAACTCCTCGTTAACCACAGGAGAGGGGTTTACTAGAAGACCTTCGTTGCTATTTCCGCTGGTTCCCCAATCTTGAGTAATCTCATCAGATACGTTTAGAACAGTGTAGTAATAATTATCATTGCTAAATTTGATCGCATCGTTGTAATTTGGTTTCTTAAACGCACCTATTTCTAAAGAATAGTTTGCAGGATCTTGGTTTGTGATTCCGTTTACTCGAATCACATCATCGTTCTGATTATATGTTGCGTGAAGAGTTCCATCGTATATTGACGGAGAACCACCTGTTGATACTAAACCACGATCACCAAAAGAAGAGTTCGAGTTTGTTATAGAACACTGTGCCCCTGTTTCTGCCAAAATAGACGTTGAGGTAGAAATCGTGAAACAAGATACTAACTGAGCATAGGCGCGTTCTTTAAGATATACTCCAATACCGTCTGCATTAAACTGGGTGAATGCATCAAGCACCATTGACCGTAGACCAGATACTTTGGATCCATCGATCTTCATACCAATACCTGATGTTGTCAACGAAGTACAGTTCTGTACATAAGGTGATTGAGTAATGAACGGTCCAGTATTAACATCGTTTCTTGGATCAAATGCCACACAGGCTGCACCGTTTTGATGATCTCGGAAAGTGATTTCTTTCACATAACAACCATTATCTACCCAGAAGATATCGCTATCGACGTTGCGTGGGCGAATCGTAGTTGCCCTTAGTGCGTCACCGATGATAGAAGTCTTGGGTGGAAGTTTGATTGGGTTGTTAACTGTGTAGTCACCAGACTTTAAGAAGATGGTAGTATCTGTGCCTTGGTTCTGCGCTGTCTCAGATGACTGTCGAATAATAGTTTGTCGTTCAGATGTTCCTTGCTCAAACTTAGTCCATGCGGTATAGATTAATGGTGTTGTCGTAGAAACCCCTATACTAACAAGGTTTGGAAACACTAGTGAATCGTAACCTACTGCAAGACCAGTCGGATAGTTGTATTGATAAATTGCTGCTCCACTAAAGAAATCACCTAGTTGGAAAGTTCCTATACTAGATTGCTCAACAGCATGAATAATAATATCTAAGAGGTTTTGGATCTTAGTAATGTTACCTGAATCTGTTCCTGCCGTATAACCCGCAATAATAGATTTTAACTGTTCGTATGCTGCAATCGTTGCAGTCAGTTCACTTTGACCAAGTCGATCAGCATAACCATTACCAAAGATAGAGAAGTATGCTCGCATCGCAATAGAGGTTGCGCTGTTACCACCGTACTTGAGATCATAGGTCAACGCATCCAGAATGTATCCCACGTCTCTGCGACAAGTTGCCTGATCGTAAGAGTATGTTGGGAAAACGCTATTGGCATAAAATACTACTTGCTCTTGTAACGTAGATCTGATAGCATGAAAAGTACTGCTCTCGCCAGTGAAAGTAGGCACAACAACCGGAATTGCTGATCCATCTGCGGCATTGATTGCGTCTCTAATCCTTTCAATTAATGCCACAACCCGAGCTTCTTCCGTAGAAGTCGTGACGTAATTATTAATAATAGTTTTTAACTGCTCGTATGCAGCAAGTGAGGCAGTAATTTCACCGGCACCTAATTGATTAGTCCAGATGTCTGCGAGACCATCTAAACTTTCGTATGCAGTTGTGGTGTTCTCGATGTTAAGATCTTTACCAACCCAGTATGAACGAGCATTGGTATCAGTAGCAAAAGAACCGTCGAAAAGAATATCGTGAGTCACGGCATCTACAATGTATCCAACGTCTCTTTGACACTTGTCTTGATCGTATTCTAACGAATCAAAATTGTTTTGAATCCAAGTGATCAACTGACCCTGAATGGTTCTTCGATTAACGATCAGAGCGTTTGCTGCATTTCTCTTATCGGCGCTCTCACTTCCAGTTCCGGTAAAGTCAATAGAGGTTCCGTCTTCTTTTCCGTATGCGGTGGACTCTTCAAGGAGTTCAGTGATCTGTTTAATACGTGCCGTAACGAAAGTCTGACTTGTTGCGTTAATACCAGATGCGTTGATCTGGTCTCGCAAGTAATTAATTGAATCGATTGTGTATTGTAATTGATCGCTCTGAACTTTTTGTGCATTACCTCTTTGGTATGCGAGTCCAGCAGTGATGCTATTATAGTCTGTATTGTTCTGTAAGTCAAGAGCAATCGCATCAATTATAAGACCCGTGTCTCGCTCACACTTGTGCTGATCGAAACTGCCTACAATGTTTTGATCGTTCACATAGTCGATGACATCGTTCTGAATGATCAATCTGTTTGCAACTATAGCATCAAAATCTGTTGTTGTCAATCCCGCAGTGCTAACTTCTATTTCAGCAGGAACACTATCTATGTTACCGGCAGTGATCGCATCTGTGGTTAATGCGATTAACTCGTCTACTCGTGCGTCTTCTGTGACATCCGCAAGTGCTTTAATACGAGTTGCGAGATCTCCATAGGCGGCGACTGTGGGTGCAGTTTCTCCTGAACCTAACTGGGCAGTTGTTCCTACAAAATAGGCAAGAGCAGATGAACGTGAGGCAGTGTTACCACCGTAATACAAATCCGCAATCAAAGCATCGATCAAGAAACCCGTGTCTCTTTCACATGCGACAGAATCATAACCAAGACCTGGATAGTTTGCAGTAATATAGGAAGTGGTGTCTGTTATTAAGGTTGCCTTGGCAGTTCCAATCGCACTAATTTGCGCTGTTCTACCCGCAACATTTGCATAAGTTCCTGCCAGAGGCAAAGTGGTCACAGGTTGAGGCACAGTTACAGTACCATCAAGAACATCGATCACACGTTCGAACAAGGTGTCTACCGTTGCATCAAGTGCGCCTACTAATGTTTTGACCTTTGACTTGGCAAAATTAACAGCATCGATAGTTGCTTGTTTCTGATCACTCAGCACATAAGCAGTATTCGCTCGTAGATATGAGTTACCAGCGTAAACAGTCCAGTGATCGGTTCCAATTAAAAGATCACGTGCAACGGCATCAAGGATTAATCCAACGTCTCTTGCACACTTACCGGCATTATATCCACCAAGTTTAGTGGACCAATTCAGATCAACATAGTCAATCGTGGCAGCCTGAGCACCTACGATTCCGGCAACGATAGCATCGTATTCGACAGTAGTCAATCCAGTAGTAACGATATTTACTTCTGCGGAAAGACCTGTGGTATTACCTGCCGTGATAACACCGGTGATTTCATCCACAAGTCCACCAAGAACTGTTTGTTCTGGAGCAGTCGTAACCACTGCGTTGATCCGTGTTTTAAGATCATTGTATGCCGCAACAGTTGCAGTGCCTTCTCCGAAACCTAATTGAGATACAGTACCTGAGAAATAGGCAAGAGCATTTGTGCGAGTCGCAGTGTTACCACCATATTTGACATCGTGGGACAAACCGTCTACGATATAACCAACATCTCTTTCGCATTTTGCTTGATCGTAACCAAGACCTGGATAGTTGGCATTGATGTAAACCGTGGTATCAGAAATTAATGTTGCACGATTTGCTTGAAGGTTCGTGGTTGCCGCAATTCGATCTGCCGTCTGGTATGTTGCCCCTGACGTAGTCACATAGTTGATTGATGGGTAAACCGTTTGCGTTGCGTTAATGACATCGGTAACATTCTTGAAAAGGTTTTCGATATCAGTATCGGAAGTAACACCAGCAAGAGCAATAATGTAATCTCTCGCAAAGTTGATACCCGCAATAGTTGCTTCGTTCTGATCGCTCAATACATAAGCAGAGGAAGACCTATTGTATGCCCAACCAGCAGTAATCGTATTGTAGTCAGTGCCTAATAATAGATCACGTGCAACAGCATTTACAATTAGACCGACATCCCGAGAACAAGTTGTCGCATCGTATGACCCTGTGAGGAAATCGTTTGCGGGGTTGTTCAGGTAATCTAGAACCGCATCCTGAATTGCTTCTTTGTTATTCTGAATAGCATTAGCAGCTGCATTCGCGTCAGTCTGTGCTTGGACAGGTGGATCAGGAAACTCTAATGCAGAGGCAGTGCCGCCCACAAGAATCTCGATGATCTCATCGAACGCCGCAGAGACACGTAGTTTAGAAGTCGCGTCAGTTTTTACTGCGGGAACAGAAACCATACCGAGACGTTCTTCATTGATCGATCGTCTAGTCTGATAGAGTTGTTCTGCGGTCACTTTAATAGCATTACCGCGCTTATATGCTTGCCCAGCAGTTACCGCACCGTAGTTTGTACCAAGTGCCATGTCATAACGAACACCATCCATAATAAGGTGGAGGTCTCGTTCACATGTAGTTTCGTCAAACTTGAAGTTTTCTTTTGCATATACTACTGCTACTGCCGAATCCAAAGAAGAGAAAGCATTCATCAAAGATTTGCCATCGTTTCCAGGAACGCCCGACTTAGAAACATAATAGACGTTATCTACATCTTCGGCACCAATTGAATTGATACTGACTTCGCCGTTCTTGTCTTTCTTAATATAGGCTTTACCATCATGCGTATTAATCGCAATCTCACCGAAATCAATTTCGTTAAGAGTCGGTGCACGTCCTGGTATGTCGCTGCGCGGAAATAATATTTTTTTTCTAGATGCCATACTTATTCTCTAATCGTACCTTTGTATTTAGGCGTATGTGCCACAGTCAATCACTGTGAATTCAATTTCATCTGCAAATATTTTCGGTTGAAAAACCCAACGAGGGTCGTTCGCATTGTAAGAATATCTGATATAACCAATTGGTGTTGCGGAATCACCAAGTGCAATTCCTGCTCCGTCTGCTAACAACGAAGTGTTAGCACCGTCAGCAATAATAATCTGTTGATCTTCAACCAACAATTCTGTAGTAGATATATTGGTTTGTTCACCATAAACAAAGAGATTTCTATTTACTATCAAGTCACCATCAATTGTGGTAGAATCTAATGATGTTATCCCATTGACATCAAGAGTACCATCAATTGTGGTTGAGTCTAAAGTGGTTAAACCATCGACGTTAAAATTATTATTAATCTGCGCGGAATCTGCATTAAGATAGTTAGCATCAATATTTTTAATGCTTAGATTGTTCCATCTTTTTGTTGTGGTCCCGAGATTAAAAGCGTCTGTTGTCTCAGGATTAATACTAGAGTTAGAACGTATAATTCCAGTCCCGCCTCGCAAAACTAGATCGTTGGTTGCTTCTGTTGATACAGAGTCTTTGTTAAAATATAAGAAATCTACAAGGAGTTCGTTGAGTTTTTTGTTATCATCAACTAGTAGAGCAGACGCGGCAGTTACTTCGCCACGCTGATGATTCATCATATCGGTGAAATATTTACCGCCGATGGTGGAAATCGCGTTGGAATATTTACGATTAACCGAATCACCTTCACCATTGGTCTGATTCGTTAGGGTAAGTTCTGATCCAGTACCGATATAAAGGCGGTCTCCCCCATTTCCAAATCCATTGTCTGCGGGATCTTGCAGATACGAATATGCCATCTCGCCTACGCGAAGTAACGATAATCCAGTCCCAGTTTCTACGGGTGAGCCTTTATCAGAACTTCGACGTATGAGTATTTGAGTGTGAGCAGAATCGTGAGAGGTATGTGCCATTAGTAGATACCTCCATCAACTATTTGTCTTTCAAGATCTCGTTGGGCAACCCATAAACCTCGATCTTCATTATATACTAAAACACTACCATGTTCTCTCTGAGAAGCATCGACACCGTCTAGTAAATTGATATCTCCCTTAGCTTCATTGACTGATCGTATTGGAGTACCGACTATAATCTTGTCAATGACAGTTTTGTTATCTACTATTTTTACTTTATAGACCATTATTTAGTCACCGAAGGAGTGACGTTTAATAGACCTTCAAGGACTCTTTCTTTGATAGTAAAACCATCACTGTCAACAAAGGAAATTTCTACATCATAGACATAACGTTTTTTAGTATTTAATAAATCGGTTTGAGTATTGGTAAGAGATAGGTTCACAATTCCGTCACTATCAGGGGAGTTGATAATGGAAGTGAATGATATTTTATCAGAATCCGTTGCTGCAAAATTCGGGGCAAGCTTTGCCGCAACAGAATAACCGGTTAGGTTCTTTTTTGTTCCGTCTTTGTTGATGAGACGTAGTTCAACCGCGATGTCTGAACCTTGATCTATAGTAAGATCTTCGTAATGTGCCATGAGTACCTAATCCAATAATACTTATGGTTTATTTATACGAAATCAATACTCAGCAGAGATATATTCTGCACTTAGATCCTGAACTCCGGCACCCATTTCATCTCGATTTAGAACAAAAGCAATGCTTATTCTATCACAATCTGTCGAACAAGCATGATAACATAGGTTCTCTGCCGATTCGAAGTATCCTCCAAAGTATCCTGCCTTGCACTGCCAGCCAGGCCGGTCTTCTATTTTACATATCTTTCCGGTCTTTCCGTCTCTGTATAGAAAATGTCCATTCCCAGTCTCGGACCAAGTAAAGATAAAGTTATAAGAACTGGCATTAGCATTATTGTGCCATGAAATATATCCTCCCGGAGGATAATAACAGAAAAGAGCATTCTTCTTTAAACACAACTCAGTCTGCAATCCGAAAGTAATGTCTGCCACTTTGTCCAATAATGCTGCTGCTTTATTAGGATCTGTATCGTTTTTAATGGCACTAGTCTCTATAGAATAGGAATATCCCCCCACTTGTTCTGGAAATCCTAAATGGTCTCTCCCTTTGGCAATGATTTCACCCAGATATTCCTCTCCAACCCACTTGGATCTTTCCCGTTTATAGGTGTTGATATTTTTAATATGAACTAAATTTGTTATCTCTTCTCCTCTCATGTCGAGAGATTTATTCAGATACTCAAGAACTATAGGGTTACGTATAGGGACATCTTTAAACACCAAGGGACTCCTGTACTCCTGATTTTAATGCAGAATAATGTTGAATTACAACAGGAAGGGTGTTATGTCCTGCACGATAACTAGAATAATAATTCCACCTAGAATCGTCATCGAATATTCCTATTTTAAGATCTTTATATTTAGGGGTTTTATTTACCAACCACCACAAACTAAATTGATCCCACCTTGATAAATTTTTAGGATATAAATTGATGTCCTCTGGCCACCACCTTCCAGCATATTGTTCAACGGTTAAATCATACCAATCGTTCATGAATTCTCGGACAATTGGTTTGGTCATATCATATAAACAAACTGCCCCGCACAAATGTAATTTTCCACCTGGAAAATAATGTTGGGCAAAGCAATATGCTCGATCATCCGGTAAAGCAGTGAAGACTATATCATTATCATCAAACAAATCGAATACTGTGCTGATATCATTGTGAACAACTTCGCAGTCGGCATCGATATAAAAGGTATGATCATATGGAGTTAATGCCATACCCTTGAGTTTTGCCCGAGTATGATTGTCAATGAATTCTACTTGGTCTGCTACCCATTCTTGACCATCAAGAAATCTTTCCTCGGTGTACAAAGTTACTTGTGCATTCTTATCAAATTCTTTAATTGATTCGATTAGATTAATGGCACTGAGGTAGAAAAATACTTTAGTGCTTGCAATAACAACATAACCTTTAGTTGGCAAGTTTCATTTCCTCCATCAATAATATTGTCGTATAAGCATTTAATTCATATATGGTTTGACTTCTTCTAATTTTCCCTCGAAGGATTTTATTCTTAGAGTTTTTAATTGCGTCGATATTAAACACTTCTAATTTGGCAGTAAATAATTCTTCTAATTTTTTAGATCTTCCTTTTTGTTGTTCTCGAATTTTATCGATTTCTTTTTTGTTTGTCTTGGAGGCATGTCGTTTCCGACGTTCTTCTGTGAATTTTGTAATATTATCCTTTCCAATATCTTTCAATACACGATACCATAAAGGATTAGTTTTTAAACCTAAATTATCAGAAGGGCTCTTAGTTACCGAGTGGTCTTCATGTACTTCAGAATGAACCAAATAATCGTTTAAGAATGCATGTACTTCATATGTGTCGTCATGAATAACCTTACCAGTGTTGATATTGGTAATTTTACATTTGCAAACTATAATTTCTGGGGATTCGTCGTGGAAAAAGGCAGATTTTCCAAATAGGAAGGCATGTTCAGACATAAATTTGTTCATATCGATCTCATTACGAATATCTGGCATAATTCAATTCTCTTTTTATAAAATGCTATACACTATATATTACTACATTATAAGATGTCTGTCAAGTATTATCCTCCCGGAATAGTGTTGACAAACAAACTGATCACTTCATTTACGTCATTAGTACCACTTCCGACTTTACGAATTTCTACTCTCACTTCATCAGTTGTGGTTGTTGCAATCGTTGCGTCAGTAGAGGTACCCTCAACAGTCCGTACTGTATCTAAAGAGACGTAGGCTCCGGCAGTTGTTCCTGATACAGATCCGCTTACCTGTGTAAGACGAATCTCATAATCTTCTCCTACAGTTGGAAGTTTATCTGCTTCAGGTAACCAAGATCCTAAAGTTACAGTGGGAGATTGCAGGTAGAAATTGTTATCTGCTCCAATAATCGAAACATTACCGTCTGGTTGGAATTGAATACCGGCAGAAACATTCACAGTAACGCGGCCGCGATCACCCTCATTTACTCCAGATTTAATGACCGAAGTAAACAACATTTGAGCAGTGCCAGTAACCGCAGCAACACTCGTATCATTTATATAGACTGCTTGCGAAGTCGCCAGTCTGCGTCCACCCGTAGCAGAATCCCAAAGTTCAACCCAGAAATATTCTTCGCCTTCGGTGAGAGTATCAGCAGTTACTGTTTTTGAATACCCAAGCGCTGAATCGCTGGGACTAAATGATCCTAGTCGCCTTGTCGTTTCTCCAGCGGTACCAGTAAGGTCTGCGTCTACTGCTGTTCCTAATTCACCGTTGACAGTATTGTATGAAAGATAAACATCAACCGCATCGAATGGACCGTAAACCGCAGGATTTCTCCTTGCAAAAGTTGTGAAACTAACTCCTTCATCAACACTATACCTTGGACCAGTATCAGTTAAACCAGAGAAGTCAATTTCCCATCCTTGATCATCATCAACCTTACAATACAGAGTGTAGGTTTCGATGATGGACAAGTTTCCGGTATCAACAGAAAGGCCACCATCAAAAACACTCTCATAAGATTCTTCGGCATTCCGAGTGAAGTCCCCAGTATACGGTTCTTGATCAACAGTCTCAAATGTACCCGTATAAGGTTCAAGTGCTTCCGTCTCGAAAGTACCCGTATAAGGTTCAAGTGCTTCCGTCTCGAAAGTACCAATATACGGTTCTAGTACGGTAGTCTCAAAAGTACCCGTATATGGTTCTTGATCAACAGTCTCAAAGGTACCAGTATACGGTTCTAGTACGGTAGTCTCGAAAGTACCCGTATAAGGTTCAAGTGCTTCCGTCTCGAAAGTACCAATATACGGTTCTAGTACGGTAGTCTCAAAAGTACCCGCATATGGTTCTTGAATTGTTGTATCAAAATCACCAGTATAGGGAAATTGCTCTACGGCAGTAGTCTCAAATGTACCCGTATAGGGAAATTGTTCAACTGCAAGACGGGTAAAGTCACCAGTGTAAGGTTGTTGTACTGTTACATCAAAGTCACCAGTATAGGGAAATTGCTCTACAGCAGTAGTCGTAAAGTTACCAGTATAAGGCTGTTGTACTGTCGTATCAAAATCACCAGTATATGGTTCTTGTACTGCTGTCGTAAAGTTACCCGTATAAGGTTCGTCTTCTTGTACTGTCGTATCAAAATCACCAGTATATGGTTCTTGTACTGCTGTCGTAAAGTTACCGGTGTAAGGTTCGTCTTCTTGTACTGTTACATCAAAATCACCAGTGTAAGGTTGTTGTACGGTAGTCTCAAAGTTACCCGTATAAGGTTCTTGTATTGTTACATCAAAATCACCAGTATATGGTTCTAGTACGGTAGTCTCAAAGTTACCAGTATATGGTTCGTCTTCTTGTACTGCTGTCGTAAAGTTACCAGTGTAAGGTTCTTGTACTGTGGTCGTAAAGTTACCGGTGTAAGGTTCGTCTTCTTGTACTGTCGTATCAAAATCACCAGTGTAAGGTTGTTGTACTGTGGTCGTAAAGTTACCCGTATAAGGTTCTTGTACTGTTACATCAAAATCACCAGTGTAAGGTTGTTGTACAATACGCGTAAAGTCACCAGTATAAGGTTCGTCTTCTTGTACTGTGGTCGTAAAGTTACCTGTATATGGTTCTTGTACTGTGGCCGTAAAGTTACCCGTATAGGGAAATTGTTCTACCGCAGTAGTCGTAAAGTTACCAGTATATGGTTCTTGTACTGCTGTCGTAAAGTTACCGGTGTAAGGTTCGTTTTCTTGTACTGTTACATCAAAATCACCAGTGTAAGGTTGTTGTACTGTGGTCGTAAAGTTACCCGTATAGGGAAATTGTTCTACCGCAGTAGTCGTAAAGTTACCAGTGTAAGGTTGTTGTACTGCTGTCGTAAAGTTACCCGTATAAGGTTCTTGTACTGCTGTCGTAAAGTTACCAGTATAGGGAAATTGCTCTACCGCAGTAGTCGTAAAGTTACCAGTGTAAGGTTGTTGTACTGTTACATCAAAATCACCGGTGTAAGGAAATTGTTCAACTGCAAGACGTGTAAAGTCACCCGTATAAGGTTCTTGTACTGTGGCCGTAAAGTTACCTGTATATGGTTCTTGTACTGTTACATCAAAATCACCAGTATAAGGTTGTTGTACTGCTGTCGTAAAGTTACCCGTATAAGGTTCTTGTATTGTGGTCGTAAAGTTACCCGTATAAGGTTCTTGTACTGCTGTCGTAAAGTTACCCGTATAAGGTTCTTGTACTGCTGTCGTAAAGTTACCAGTATAAGGTTCTTGGGCAAGACGTGTAAAATCACCAGTGTAAGGTTGTTGTACTGTTACATCAAAATCACCAGTATAAGGTTGTTGTACTGTTACATCAAAATCACCGGTGTAAGGTTCTTGTACTGCTGTCGCAAAGTTACCAGTATATGGTTGTTGAGCAAGACGGGTAAAGTCACCAGTGTAAGGTTGTTGTACTGTTACATCAAAATCACCAGTATAAGGTTGTTGTACTGTTACATCAAAATCACCAGTATAAGGTTGTTGTACTGTTACATCAAAATCACCGGTGTAAGGTTGTTGTACTGTTACATCAAAATCACCAGTGTAAGGTTGTTGTACAATACGCGTAAAGTCACCAGTATAAGGTTCATCTTCTTGTACAATACGTGTAAAGTCACCAGTATAAGGTTGTTGTACAATACGCGTAAAGTCACCAGTGTAATCTTCATCTTCTTGAGCAAGACGGGTAAAGTCACCGGTGTAAGGTTGTTGAGCAAGACGGGTAAAGTCACCAGTATAATCTTCATCTTCTTGAGCAAGACGGGTGAAATCACCAGTATAAGGTTCTTCAGCAAGACGTGTAAAGTCACCAGTGTAATCTTCATCTTCTTGTACCTCACGTGTAAAGTCACCAGTATAAGGTTGTTGAGCAAGACGTGTAAAGTCACCAGTGTAATCTTCATCTTCTTGTACCTCACGTGTAAAGTCACCAGTATAAGGTTGTTGAGCAAGACGGGTGAAATCACCAGTATAAGGTTCGTCTTCTTGTACAATACGTGTAAAGTCACCAGTATAAGGTTGTTCAGCAAGACGTGTAAAGTCACCAGTGTAAGGTTGTTGTATTGTTACATCAAAATCACCGGTGTAAGGTTGTTGTATTGTTACATCAAAATCACCGGTGTAAGGTTGTTGTACTGTCGTATCAAAATCACCGGTGTATGACGGTGCCGATACTACTGGAAAATCTGAACGTTTATAACTAGAGTACTCGGCCCCACCTTGCAAACCTGACGCCGCCGCCCATAGACGTACCGCAATTCTCGCGGTACCAGCAGATGTAAACGTTACATCAAAGACCCCGATTTTTGACTGGGACCCAGTGGGCAAACTCGCATCCGGAATGTATATTGTCGTTGTTCCGGTAGAAGTCGGTGCAGGATCGATATAAGGGTTGGACACATACCCAAAATAACCAACAACATCGGAGGGAGTGCTTGGAACAGTGGACGTTGCCCCAGTACTTGAAGAAGCCAACACTCTCGATATAGTTGCTCCAGCACTGCTCAATTCGATAACACCGAATTCGACTGTATCAATATCGATACTGGTGTTTATGTTAATAAAATTGAAATTGACTGTAACTCGAACCTTGTCTCCTACATTGACACTGGAAGGAATAGTGTCAACATCCGCGACCATTTTTGGAGTATTATCATTACCAAAACTATCACCGACTGGGAATGGGAATACGGACGCACTATAATTGGCACGAACCTCAAGTTCATAAGTCTGTGCCGTAGGACCGTCTATTCTAGTAAAGTCACCAGTATAAGGTTGTTGAGCAAGACGGGTAAAGTCACCAGTGTAAGGTTGTTGAGCAAGACGTGTAAAGTCACCAGTGTAAGGTTGTTGTACTGTTACATCAAAGTCACCGGTGTAAGGTTGTTGTACTGTCGTATCAAAGTCACCGGTGTAAGGAAATTGTTCTACAGCTGTTACATCAAAGTCACCGGTGTAAGGTTGTAGTACTGTTACATCAAAGTCACCAGTGTAAGCAATTTGTTCTGTAACAGCAGTATCGAAGTCACCAGTATAAGGTTGTTGTATTGTTACATCAAAGTCACCAGTGTAAGCAATTTGTTCTGTAACAGCAGTATCAAAATCACCGGTGTAAGGTTCTTGTATTGTTACATCAAAGTCACCGGTGTAAGGAATTTGTTCTGTAACAGCAGTATCGAAGTCACCGGTGTAAGGTTGTTGAACAGCAGTATCAAAGTCACCGGTGTAAGGAATTTGTTCTGTAACAGCAGTATCAAAATCACCAGTATAAGGTTGTTGTACTGTCGTATCAAAGTCACCGGTGTAAGGAAATTGTTCTACAGCTGTCGTATCAAAATCACCAGTATAAGGTTGTTGAGCAAGACGGGTAAAGTCACCAGTATAAGGTTGTTGTACAATACGTGTAAAGTCACCAGTATAAGGTTGTTGAGCAAGACGGGTAAAGTCACCAGTGTAAGGTTGTTGAGCAAGACGTGTAAAGTCACCAGTATAAGGTTGTTGTACTGTTACATCAAAATCACCAGTATAAGGTTGTTGTACTGCTGTCGTAAAGTTACCCGTATAAGGTTCTTGTACAATACGTGTAAAGTCACCAGTGTAAGGTTGTTGAGCAAGACGTGTAAAGTCACCAGTATAAGGTTGTTGTACTGTTACATCAAAATCACCAGTATAAGGTTGTTGTACTGTGGTCGTAAAGTTACCTGTATATGGTTCTTGTACTGTGGCCGTAAAGTTACCTGTATATGGTTCTTGTACTGTGGCCGTAAAGTTACCTGTATATGGTTCTTGTACTGTAGTCGTAAAGTTACCGGTGTAAGGTTGTTGAGCAAGACGGGTAAAGTCACCAGTATAAGGTTGTTGTACTGTTACATCAAAATCACCAGTATAAGGTTGTTGTACTGCTGTCGTAAAGTTACCCGTATAAGGTTCTTGTACAATACGTGTAAAGTCACCAGTATAAGGTTGTTGAGCAAGACGTGTAAAGTCACCAGTGTAAGGTT